TCAACATTTGACTGATACTTAACGTATCCTTCCTCATGCATTTCAGGCTGATAGTTCGTTAAGAAACGAGTCTTCATACCTGGCTGGCAGAATTCAACATCAAGAGTAGCATTGTAATCTGAATCTTGTAGTTTACCTACAATCTCCCAGTCTCTATCTGATCTACGAACAGGACGTGATAGGAAGATAACTTGCTGACGTGATCCTTCGATGATCATTACGTCATTTCTCTGATAATAATTTTCAGGGAAGTGGAAGATGATATCAGTACCCTGAGCACCATCGCCATCAGGAACCTGTAGGAAAGGAATTCTCTTAATAAATCCTACATTAATGTCCCACTCTACCATAAATGAATTAATACTTTGGAAACTATTTTTCTTGTCTTTTTCCATTGTATATATATTCATCAGAGATTCAGTAAGGTACGATGCGGTATACTGCTCATAAAGTGATGATACAATACCAAGACGTGCAGGTTTTTCACCTAAAAATTTGTAAAAATCCTCATATGTACGAGTTGAACTCATCTGAGGACGTACTGTACTAAAACTAGAAATTCTCATATTGTTTAATTTAATTGTTTATTTATAATTCGTCATCTCATAATGACGCGATTGATTTATCTGGATTTGATTTATTTTTCTCTTCATTAGTAGGTATTACAGTTGAAGGTTTAGGAGGCTCATTCTTAGGAGCTGCGGGCTTCCTAGTTTCCTTAATTAAACTCTTATAATACTGAGAAATACCTGAAATAGCATCTTTACCAAAGAGACGATACCAAGCAAGCTCTACAAGAACTTGTGGATCATTTAAATCTTTAAAGAACTGGCTAGCTCCATTTTCATCTTGATCTAGAATATAACTAAAGATCTCTTGTTTATCGTGATCTTCAATTTGTAAACTATCAGATTTTTCATCTTGATAGTCAAGAGAGATTTCATTGAAATTTACTAACTGTTCCTCAAGTGTTGATTTAAATGCGTTATACTGTTCCTCTTGAGCTCTTTGTGCATCTTCTACTGCTTTATCTTCTTGTGCTTTATATTGGTTTCGAATTGTCTCTACCTTTTTCTTAAATAAGTCTTCATTACTCTTTGCTAAGTCTAAATCTGCTTGAATTTCCTCTTCAGTCATACCTTCAAACTTAGATTTAAGATCGGCAATATACAA